GGACGGTGCTGAGATTCCCCTTCTTATCGGCATAGACAGCCCTGGCCGCCTTCTTCACATGGTCGTCCCCGAGCCGGAATTGCCATCGGGAGTTGTCGCATCGCTTAACCAGCACCACCGGGAGCCGCTTGCCGCTGGCACTGGTGCCGCCTTGCCGTGGCAGAACGACGAGTTTTCCGTCAGCCACCTTGGCGGTGCAGTCGTAGTGCTTTGCCAAACGGGTGATGAAGCTTAGGTCCGACTCGCTCAGTTGGTCAGCGCGATCCACGAGGGTTTGCACCGGGCATTCAGGCTTCCAGCCGTTTCGACCCGCAATATCGGACACAAGGCTGGCCAGACTCACACCTTCCCAACTGCCGCTGCGTGTGGTCTTCGCGCTGCTGCGTGTGTCGCTGGACTTACTGCGAACGGCGATAGTGTCAGGTGGCCCCGACACTTCGATTTCATCCACCGTGTATTTGCCGATCAAGGCCAGCTTCTGCCCTTCGTAGCCGAGGTATACCTCCATTCGTGCGCCGCGTTTTGGCAGGGTGACGGCGCCGTCGCGATCATCGATGCGAAGCTCGAAGTCGTCCGAACTGGCGCCGGGTTTATCGACGGTTCGTATCTGCAGCATGCGGTCGTTGATAACGGCTGTGATGTCGCGACCGTTGGCGACGATTCTGTAGATCGGTTTCACTCTACTGCTCCATAAACGTTCAGTCCCATAGCGTGATGGCCTCATCCGTGGACGTGACGACTTCGGGCAATCTGATCAACAACCCTGCCCGAAAGGGTTGGCGTTCATCTGCCAGCCCCTGATTGGCGTCCAGCACCGCTTCCACTGTGCCGACCAAGTGGCCGTAATACTGCTGGCAGAGGGTGTCGAGGATGTCGCCTTCAGACGTTCGGCATGTCATCGCCATAGCGCGTGAACTCCAGGGTGAACGACTGCTTGCGAGGTATGCCTCCCTGCAATAGCGCGCTCTGTTTTTCATTGATATTGACGAGGCACCAGGTCCCCAGCACCTCGCCATAGCCCGTTGTAAGCATCAGGGGCTGTAAGCGCTCGCCAATGCTCCGCAGCCGGTTCAATTGCGTTAAACCGCCTTTGAAGGTGGGAAAGATGGCGCCCTTGATGGTGAGTTTGTCCTCTCCCATGCCGACAGCCTGTTGGGCTGGGCGCCGAGTTAAACGCTCTTGAGTCGCCCAACGGAAGGCAGAGGTTCTGCTCAACTCGTCGAACGCGGCGGTGTCCTGATTGAAGAAGAACGGTTGGGTGCCTGCTTTCAGCGGCTGCATGATCATCAAATGCGGGAAGGGCTTGACCGCTTCCGGCGCCGGGGTTCGGTCTTGGGCCAACACTGCCGATGGGAATAGCGGCGCCGATCCGGGATTCGCCTTCGCGGCGAGCTTATTAACCGCAGACTTTGCCCGCGCGGCTTGCTCCCCCAACACCTCCACACGCCGCTGGATCTCGGATGCAGCGCGGGTGGCCTTGCCGTAGGCCGCGACCACTTGACCGACCTTGGACTGGGCAACCCCGATGGCACCGGTGATGCGTTTTAGTTTTGCGCCAATCAGTGGCCCCACGAACGGCAAACTTTCGAGTTCATCCGCCGCGCCGGTTATCTCGCCGATGGCGCCATTCACCGGTCCCAGCATGCCGTCCAAATCCTTGCGCCCAGCCTCACCGGCCTGAACCATATGTTTCAGGCCGGACTGCATGCTTTCCAGGTAGCTCATGTTTCCTCCTTTAAAAAACCGGCTCATCTGTCATGGTCCGTCGGGCAACTTGCTGGGCCGTTTCCGTGAGGCGGCGCTCGATCTCCGGCATCATCTGGTTCAGCAACTCGCGCGGGTCCTTTGCGTCGCCATGAACGGTGATGCTGAATGATGGAGACAGGGTGATTTTCTGATCGTGTTTCGGCTGTACCGGTCTAGCGGACGGCACCTCGACGGCCTTCGCCAGCAACGACACCGGGGCCTTTTTGTCAGCCTCGATGAAAGAGCGGGACACATCGTTTAGACCCGGTATACGCGCCGCGACATTGGGGGAGGAAACCGGATCGATTGATCCACGGAAGGCACGCTTCGTCGCCGGTTCTTCGTTCGATCCAAAAAGCGACTTACCCACCACTCCTCCCAACGCATCGCCGCCCAGATTGCCCAGAACGCCGCCGATCAGTCCGCCGATAGCGGTGCCGATGATGGGCACCACCGAGCCAATGGCCGCGCCCGCTGCCGCACCGGCGAGCGTACCTGCTAGGCCGCCAGCGGCGCTGCCATACCCTTCGGCTTTTTCGTCCTGGGTTTCGGCAGTGTCGTATACGTCTTTTGCTTTCAACGCTGCATCCAGCACGGCGCCGGGCAAGTTGCCCTTGCCTATTGCCCGCAAACCACCAAACGCTGAACCCGTGGTTTTAGCGGCGGGTACCATTTGAAGGGTCGGACGCGCTGTGGCCGGTGGCGTCCAACTGCTGAGGGATTTTGCCTTTTCAATGGGGCCGCCCGCATACACACGCATGCGTGGCTTCGGTGTTTCAGGGGCGTTAGGAGCGACGGCCCGAGGCGCCTTACCCCGACGGCCCCAGCCTCGGCGACGGCTTTTACCCGTCTCGGCGCCCGTGCTTGATGGGCTTGTGCCGAGGCCGCTGACGACGGCCACTTTTTGCACTCGATTCGGGTCGCCCATCAGCGTTCCGCGCGCGATGTTGCGCAGGCCTTTCGCGATCTTGAAACCACTGTACGCAGCGCTGATCGTCGCAATAGCAGCGCCAACGCCGAGCAGGCTGTTAACCAACGCAGGCGACTTGTCGCTGATCACCGCTATGCCGGTCGCAATACCGGAGAGACCGCTCGCCAGGCTATCCGTCAGCGGGCGCATGGCGTCGCCGGCGCTGCGCAGCGCCTCGTCCATCGCCTGTCCTGTTTCCTTCCATTTCTGGGCAGACGCGTCACGGCGCTCGTTCAGGTTTTTTTCCAGAATGCCGGACGCGTTGGCTGAGTCTTTTTTTAGCTGCTGATAAAGACGCTTGTTCTGCATGTAGGCGGTCAGTGCGGCTTTGACCTGCATGTCTGCAAACAGATCGCCCGTGCGCAAAGCCTGCTCCAGCGAGGTCATCATTGCCTGCGCTTTTGCAGGGTCTGTCTCCGCACCGATCTTCTCGGTGGCTTCGGACATGGCCTTGGCCTTTTTAGGGTCAGTGGCCTCGACGTACCGCTGCGCGAGCACGAAGCTGGATTCCAGCGTTGACATCCCCTTCTGCAGGCCCGTGTTGAGTGACGCCTGATAGTCGATCCCGGCGTCCTTGTAGGCCTTGACCACATCTTGGGAACCGATCCTCTCCATCCAGTTTTTCAGGTTGTTCGCCGCTTCATCGGAACTGCCAGCGGTTTTCATCTGTACTTGAAGCATTGATCCCAGCTGAACGACGGCATCGTTGCCGTAGATCCCAAGCTTGGCCATCCCTGCGAGCAACTGGGGAAACCACTTGGCCATGTCATTGGCTTCGAAGCTACCGGCCTGCCCTTGGAATGAAATCGACTCCAACGCTTTCTGCATCTGTTTGGGATCAGCGATTCCGGCGTTCTGCCGTAGGGCGTTGACCATCTTTGCCGTGTCACCGCCGTCGGCGCCCTGCCCGACTGCGAAAGTCGCCGCCGCCGGGGCATATTCGATGGCTTGCTTGAGTTCCATGCCAGCACCGACCAACCCGTTGACGACGTTGGCGACTTCATTTCGAGACATGCCCGTATCGCGGGAGGTTTCGATGATCTGGGTGGACAGTTGTTTCTCTTCGCGGGTACCGGCCACCCCAGCTTTGATGGCGATGTCCCGGATGATCGCGCCGTAATCAGCACTGACCTTGGTGGGTGCGATCATCGTGGCTGCAGCGGCCCCCGTCGTTGCGGCGGCGGTATTGCGAAGGTGTCTGCCGCCCTGTTGCAGCTGGTTATGCCCCAGCGCTTTCAGTTCGGCAGCTCGTGCCTGTCGGCCGAATTGCTCGTAGGCTTTGCCGAGGTTCTGCACCTCCACCCCTTGGCGTCGCAGGCTCTGCAGATTGGTATCGAGTTTGCGCCGTAGCGCGTCAGCAGATGCGGCGC